TGGTGAAGAGCTTGAGAGCAGTAGTAACCCCATGGCGTTCAGCGCTAGTAAAATCTGTAAGGATTGAGTGTACATCTTTTTCCAAATCAATTTCGTCAAATGTCCAAAACACACCATTCTGTTTATCGGCAAAGGCCAAAGCCTCTGGATAGTCAAAGGTGTACGTATTCTTCTTTGTCAGAAGGTTTCTCATTCAATCTCCCGCATAAGTTTATCTTGTTGTTCTTCAATGAAGTCTTCAAAGCGCTCTACGATGTCATCGCTACGGATCTCTAACAGTTCCAGTAGAGTGACTTCGTCAACACGTTGAAGCTTCTCCTTTAGTTCTTCAAAAGTCAGATTCATAGGCTTCAATCAGCTTATCCAAGTACCAACGAGCTTTCTTCAAGTCTTCAACACCGTTCTTGTCCATGAAGCGCATCAGGTACTGCATCATCTGCACATAGTCCGAAGTAAACATAGGCGTAGAGTATCCTTGAGGATAATCATCCTGTCGTTTTGCAGTGTCAATTTTATAGACCAGCTGCTCAATGACATCCCGTACCTCAATACCCTCTTCTTCAAACAGCATATAGTGCTTAGGCTTGGACACTGTATCATACTTAGGGCCTGCCCAGAAGTCCTCTGAAGTCACTCCGTTAGCATTATTAAACCAATCATCGATGGCTTCCTTCAGAGGCTTAGATGCGTGACTCGTAGCATACACCGAGCCTTCAACGAAGTTAGAGTATCCTCGGCAAGTCACACAAGGAGCTTCTGATTCTTTGTCCATGAGTGCATAGAAGCACTTATCACATTTATTTACTGCCATATTTACGCTCCAAGTATTCGATTGAAAGCATAAGCTCGTCGAAGCCTCCATCCTTAACATCATTTAAGATAACCAAGCCACGCCAGTGTTTATTGCTTAGTTGATCCATATAGTCCTCGTCATGAAGGTAATAACTACCAGCGATAATAGCACAGATAGGTTTACCATCAGCCCGTTTACCATATGCAATTTGCTTAGACTGTTGATGCCCAGCAACACAAGACATATGCAACTTGTTAATGATAGCACTAGCACTACTTGCAGGTCTCCCCATCGCTCCAACAGGCCAGAAATGGTTAAAACCCACACCGCCAATGAAAACAGGATGCAGGAACTCATGAACTTCCCAATCTTTGAGATTAAGGTGGTCATACGTCATTAGTCCTTCTAACATTGGGTTATTCTGTACAGCCCTAGACAGCCGATTACAGTGATTACCTTTCAAGAAAACTAAGCGAGGCTTATACACCTTATGCTTAGTTTCTCGCTGGGATTTCTGTAGTTCCTTCAAAGGAGCTAGCAAGATGTCCATGCCTTTGTTCCCTGCTTCCACGTCAGCCAAATAGCGCTTACCTTCAAAGTATTTGCTACCAGCTTTATCGTGGCTGCTCAGACTGGGGAAATCCCAATGATCGCCCAGATGGACAACCACGTCAGGACGATACTCACAGATAGCCTTACCTGCCCACTCAAGATGTTCAGTAGGGGTATCTGGCTTACATTGTGTATCAGGAATGCACAGAATACGCAATGGTTTAGGCATATTTACCAGTCTCCCAAGTCATCGTTACCGATTTCTTTATCGTCTTCGTAGTCATCGTTAAAGTACCCTCCTGTCCAAGGATCAATGTAATGAGGGTAATGTTCGTACATCCTATCCATCCAGAAAGGTTCTTTAATGCGTACCTTGCTCATGATGTCATATTGGAATACTGATTCCAAGAAGCGTACATAGTCGTTTAGGCACTCAGTCCAAGAAGCACCTTCAGTAGCAATCTCTTTCTTGTACGTCTTACCATCACAGTCCATGTACGTAAAGCCGTATGTTTGCAAGATGTCATCATTATTATCGGTCATCACCAGATCCTTTCAAAGTATTGTTCTCTTGACGCTGTGCTAGCTTCTGCAAGTTCTTACTCGCCAAGTCAGCCAAGCTCCAGCCCATTACAGTAGACAAACCAGCGATCTGCCAAAGCACATCACCGATCTCCTTTTGCATACCTGCTTCGTCCAAGACGCCATCACGAATCCACTTGGCATACTTACCTGCAACTTCACCGGCTTCAGAGGTAAGATTAGATACCATATAAGCAGGGTTCTTAGCAGTCTCTAGCGCTGTCTTGAACGCTAGTTCTTGATACTCATTCAATTGCATGGGTTACTCCACTCTGATACCACAAACTTTAATTCAAGATACTTCTGTGTATCTCCGGGGTACATCCAACGTTCGGCATGGAAGCCTCCACATCCCGTAGATAGATGCTCGTCATCCGCTGCCTTATACACTTCTTCAAGGAGGTATCTAGCCATCCTTCGAAGCTCACCAATACTCACCTCACTGTCTGGACTATCAAAGTAAGTCCACTCAAGACAGTCCATAACCTTCTTGACCTTCTCAAAGTCAAACTCATCCAGCAAGTCTTCAATCTGAACTATACGCATTATTCAATTCCTTTGCATAAAACAACTCTTTAACAGCAGGGAACTGTTCACAGATGATCAGCTTAACCTGCTCCGCTACCTCTCGATGTTCCTTCTGCGTAGCCTTGTCACAGCGAATCTCCACATAGTGAAGCCAACTACGCAGATTACCTGCCATGTACATACGGCTCATCGTCAAGCCTTCAGGCAATAGCTTACGGGCTTGTTCCTTAGCCACGCCTTTAGCTAACGCTGCATTGTACACAAACTCAGCCTCATCACGTACACGCTTTTGAGCATTGAACCACCAACTGTGCAGATCAGAATCACCTACTTCAATGCTGTTCTGTCGGTTCTTAATGTCTTGCAAACGTACCTCAGACAACTCAAAGCCTTGCACAGCAGCATAGCGCTGAGAGAATTCTTGGAAGCTGAAGCTACGATGACGCAAGATCTGACGAGCGATGTCACGGGTAGTTTCAATTTCCAACGACAGATGCACCATCTCCAGAGGAGACCAGTGCTTGTTGTTGATCAGATACTTTAGTAGCTTAGGCCCTGATTCCGTGGCGTACTGGTTGTCCGGATTAGATACACGAGCCATATAGGCAAGAAGATCTTGAGCATCTTTAATTCCTTTCTCGATCAGTCCCGGTGAAGGGACGGAATAGCATACTAGGTTTACATTACTCAATCTCAATCCTTTCATTGTCCTTGAGGCGGCCATAAATATAGCCCCAGATACCCATCTTCAACAGAGAGTCTTGTTCGTACTTGGTGAACGTATATATAACGATACGTGTCTCTACAACATTAACTTTCATTCGTTGATCCATTCTTCAGGAATAGTCTTATCAGCAAACTTGTAGCCATTCTTACGACACCACATAGCATACGTAGTCTTGCTAGTCTTGCTAATGCGTGCGTTAGAGTTACTAAAGACGAAGCGAATATCAAGCTCAGGATTATGTTTCTTAACTAACAAATGCTTCTGACGATCAGGTGCTAAGAAGCGCCCTTTCGACTCAACAATGATCCCGTTAGGAAGTTGAAAATCAGGTGTATACACATGGGAGGAAGCAGGCTTGATGTACTTCAGCTTAACCTTCTCATATGTGTATTCAATACCTAACTTATCCAGCTGTTCCGCGATGCGCTCTTCCAATCCACTTCGAAACCCATACTTCATTGCAACTTGTTTGTAGGTTGCCATAGTTCCCCCTCATAACGTCTCAGCCACAAGAGCTGTCCTTGTTCCATAGTATGTCCAAGTTCTTGATACTTTGCATACGCAGCTTGGAGTAGCTCTTCTTTCGTCTTCGCGTCTTTGAGAGCTTTCTCCGCCTTTTTAGGGCCAATTCCTGCCAAGCATGGGATATTGTCGATCCTGTCACCAGTAAGTAATTGAGTACAGAATGCCTTGTACGCATCAAACTCATTGACATAGTATCTCTCATCCTTTACAGGGTTGTAGTGCCGTCCTTGAAGCTGATCGAGGTCTTTGTCTACATGGACGATCCAACACTCATCTAAGATCTTCGTAGAATGAATAGCAACTGCATCATCAGCTTCCTCTCCAACCGTAACGACAGCTCCGTGACGCTTGACTAGATGCTCCCTTAGGGCTTCGTAGTGCTTAGGTCGTTTAACATCTTTACGGTTGCCTTTGTACGGCACTGTCTTAGCAATGTCATAACGGTAGTTAGTCTTACCTGTGATCCAAGCTAGATAATGATCAGCCTTGAGATTGATATAGATAAAGTTGTCTAACCACTCTGTTAATCGTGCCTTAGCGATGCCGACTGGCTCATCCTCCGTACTAAATCCGATACGGTACACGAGAAAGTCAGCATCGATTAGTGCAATCTTAGGCGAATCAGTATCGTTTACTATAATAGACACCGAGAAAGCCCAAGAATACAACTGTAAAGAGAGCGCTGCCATAGGCAGGAGCTAAAACCAACCACCAAGACCACGCTGCTACCTCGGTCAGCTTCAGCACAATAAAGATAAGACTCAAAATACCAAAGAATCCAATTTGCATTTTAAATCTCCTTACAGGATGTCAGAGTCATCTTCGCCGTCAACGTCTTCGCCGTAGACAACCAATTCAGTCACGATGATCTTACCGATGGACGGAGCAGCGCCGAACCGCGCTGACATCTTATGTCGATACGAGCCGACGATAGCTGTCACCTTAGTGCCGTTACCAATCTTCTCAATCGCCACTGGATTACCTTCTTCGTCCACAGGCTCGAACACGAACTTAGATTTACCGACGATGTAATTACCCATTGTATCCTTGTTCTTGATCACAATACCCAAGCCTTTAAGAGCCTCACAAGCCTTGTCAGAGAGCATACCCAGTGTGCATTCATACTTTTCATTATCGCTGTTAAATTTTGTATTAAACTCTTTCATCCAATTGCTCCAAAACAACTGGCCTGCGATTTTGACTGGTTTATTGTCCATTTGAATTTCCTTCTTTAATTTCCATGAGAGTTTTCTTGGTTTCCCAAGGGTTCACATAAGTAGCTTTACCGGCGCATTGTCTGCTACAGTAGGGGCCACTTTTCCCTTTGTTTCGATTATGCTGAGTGTGATTGAGATACTTTTCAGCTTCGTTTCCGCAACAAGGACAAATAAACTTGTACATCTTTCTAGGACGCAATGCAGAAGCTTTTTTATTGTTTTCAGCTTGCGTAAGAATTTGCAAGTTTTCTATTCTGTTGTCAAGAGGATCATTGTTCACATGATCTACGTGTTCTTCAGGAAGCAGCTCTCTTCCAAGATGTTGCTCCATCAGATAACGAGGGTAAGATTTAGTCTGTTTCCTTCCATCATCGTGGACAATACAGATGTGTTTTCTACCGTCTTTTCGAGTGTATGGGCCGTATATTTTCATAGTTTTCCTAAAGTGGTCGGAGAGACGTGAGTCGAACACGCAAGGCCATTACAGCCGACTGCTTTTAAGGCAGTTCCCTTTACCTATTTGGGCACTCTCCGGTTAAAACTATTATTTTATACTAATAGCGAAAGTGTGTCAAGCAATTTATTAGAGAGTAACCTCTAATTTAACTGCTACGTGTACCAGTTTC